GTTGGAAAGGTCCACCATTATATAGCCACTCATCTAGGGAAGCAGCTTCCCAAATAGGATAAAAGTGCAGTCCAATTGCGTTGGACGAAGGAATAACAGCACCTGAGATGATGTTGTTTCCGTACATGAGTGAACCAGCAACGGGTTCACGGATACCATCAATGTCCACAGGAGGAGCACCGATGAATGCAATAATGAAACAGGTTGTAGCAGCAAGTAGGCAAGGAATCATCAGAACTCCAAACCAACCGACATAAAGACGATTATCGGTTGATGTTACCCAATTACAGAACTGTTCCCAAGTATTCGATTGTGATTGTTGACGTGAAATTGTAGCAGTCATTTTTTTCTTAAAAGAGTAGTAAGACCATCAGGGAAATGGTGGAGTTACTATTCCCCAGTCACCCTCAGACTGGGTATGAGAGACGTAATTTATACACCCCATAGGTCTCGGTTAATGGGTGTTTAACAATGTTAAGATTTATGAGAAATCCGTAACATTTGTTTACCTATTTATAGTAGCACGGTCAGGAATCCCTGTCAAGCCGTCTTTAGGCAACAAATCACCAAATAACTCAAGTCTCCAATTGCTTTCTCTTTCCTTTAGTGCGGAAGCAATATATTCATTCTCTTGGTTTTCTTTTTCTTCTTTTATTTTCTTTTCAATAAGTTTTTGCTGATGTTTTTGTTTAACATCTTTCATACTAATATGCCTCAGTGCTCTGGAATAAGTATTCATTGAAAGTATTAAACTAATTACATTTTTAAGTATTTATTTTAACCTAAATATCTTTAGTGTATACCACAAAATAAGAAAATGAAAAGACTATTACTTGCCTTTTCGTTATTCTTCACCATTCCCGTCAGTGCTGCTGAAATCACCTCCAGAATTACCGATTCTGTACAACTAAAAGTCGATGGTGCTGCTGTTCAATCTACCAGAATTGGAGCATCATACTCTGCGTCAGGAACCAACATCCAATCTACATCCTTTGGTGGAGTAGGTGGTGCTGGAACTTATGACATTAACACCCCAGGACAAGCATTTACTTTTTCAGAAAGTTTTAATGCTGCTGATACTCCAGTAAACACACAAACAGTAACAAACGGTGTCATTGGAACTCCAAATCTTTATGGAGATAGTGTAACTCAAGTTGGTGGTGAGAAAGGAACTCTCGCAGGAACCTTATCTCCAACTGGTGTTCCTACTGTCACTGCTGGTGGTGCAGGAACAACCGCAACAGGACAACGTAGTATTGAACTGAGCGTATTCAAATGAGACATATCCTAGCAGGACTATTCCTGCTAGGGTTTTGTTCTCCTGCCCTAGCAGAAAGTGTTGTACCTAATTTCACTAGGGGTACAATCAATGCGACCACAGAATCTACTACAAAAGTTATAGAAACAATTCGACAAGTTGAATATACAACTGGAACATCATATACTGTAACTGGAACTAACATCAACATCCCTGGAACACCCCAACAGGGAGCAAATTATAGCATCATGACTCAAGGTGCTCCATTCCAGTTCAGTGAAACCTATCTCGGCCCTGGAGTGGCAAAAGAAACATGGATAGATCGCACAACAGAAACACAATCAACCACTACATCAATATCTGTCTTTACGCAATAATCTCAACTGGAACTGCATTCGCACAAAGTACTCCAGCACCAAGTAACACAAATATTGCAGGACCCTCAGCATCTGCTACTGGTAATGTAACAAACCAGGCAGTTCAAGTGCTTCAAGGTCCCTACGCATTAAATACTTATGGTGGAGGAGTAAGTTGTCAAGGAGCAACGTTTTCACTTTCTCCATTTGGGATGAGTAGTAATAACAATAGTGATGACCCAGAATCATTTGCATCAAGAAATGGAAACTGGGGAATATCTGCTGGATTAAATATTCCTCTAGATGGAACTTTAATGAATTTGTGTAAAAAAAGAGCAGAAACTGAAATTGCTAGACAACAAGCAGAAACAGATAAAGCAAGATTGGATTTTGAACTTGTAAGATTACTAAAATGTGGTGAAGCACATAAAAATGGAATAATGTTCCATCCAGAAAGTCCTTACTACAAAGTTTGTGCAGATGTAGTTGTGAAGTATCCAAGAGTTGAGGATGTGGTTAATGGAACCAATAGAATTAATTAATAATCCAAATCTAAGACCTATCATCGGTAATAATCCGATTAACATTCCAAATCCAAACACCAATAGAATTGCTGGTCCTTCTGTAATTTCTACCATAGAAAGACCAGCACTTCGTAGTGTCGAGACACCAGTAGTTCGTGGATTGGAAGTACCTATTATAGATGCTCCAAATACTGCGATTAAATACCCAGTTATTAATGTTCCAACTCAAGCAGAGTTTGATGCTGCAGTAAAAGCGGAACGTGAAAAACAACAACAAGAAGAAAAACCAAAAGAAAGAGGATTGCCAGATACTACCCCTCCCCCTCAACTTCCTCAGGTTGTTCAAACCCCTCCATCTCAAACTCCAATACCAATAGCAGAAATACCAGCAGATAAACCAACAACACCTACATTTTCAGCATATGGAGTCGATATTAATTTACCTGACCCTTCTCTTGTTGCTACGGCTGGTGCTGTCGCAGTAGTTACCACTGCTGCGACAATAGCATCAACAACTGTTCTTAATGCTTTAAAGAACGCAGCAGAACCAATCATCAAAGAAGCAACAAAAAATAAGTTTAAGATTAAAATTAAACAAGTTAAACCAGTTCTACATTATGTCTTAGCAGAAGGTGGCCACGTAGATGTTTTTGAATATTCTGCTGAAGGAACTCGTTTAATAGAACAAGTATCCAATGTAGAACAATACATTCGTGACCAAGTTGAAATCAATGCTCTCTATGAGATTGATAATAAAATTATTATTGATGATGTAATCAAAGATAAATTTACAAAAGAAGGCAAAGAAAGATTTAAACCTCTCTTTGCCCCTGCTAAAAAAATTGCTAAGAAACTATCTGCTAAGTTCTCAATCTGAAGTAAATTTGGAAATAATCCACACAACAATTATTGCTGGTAATTGAACCAAAACATTAGAAAGAATTTCCAGAAAGATATTATCCTTCTCTTCTTTACGTTTATCCTTTGCTGGTGCCGTGGTCATTTTGTAACACCTTAAACAAATCTTTACTATTTAATAAATAAGCATCAAATTGTAAAGATTTTTTGCGACTTTTTGTATGGAGTTTCTGACAAATTATTTTTTTCTCTTTAATTTAAAGGCAGCATCACCAAGGAAAGAACCCACTGCGAGAACAAGAACCTTAGCATAAGCATCACGACTTGCACTCTCTAGTTCAACTTGACCCTCTGTTCTAATTGCAACAGATTCTACAGCAGAAATCATCAAAGCAGACCAAATAATTAAAAATAACCTAACAATATTGAAATAAATCACTTCTTTCTTCTAGATTCCAACAAAGCAAAATCTTTCTTCTTAGTACCACCATCATATTCCCAAGCATACCCTTCAGCAATCATTTGATTATTAATTGAATTTGTCTCTCCATTAATATAAAGATGCCCAATAATACGACCATATTTCTCTGTACTATCTGGGAGTTCTGTCTTAATAATAATATCTTTAGCACCTTCTAATCTGTGCTTGAGCCATTCTTTAACTTCAAGACCAAGTACTTTTTCTTTTGCATCAGTTGTTCTGCTCTCTGGGGTATCGACACCAGCAAGACGAATTCGCTTAGTAAGGGAGATATCAAAACCAAGGTCAATGTCAGCATCAATAGTGTCGCCATCTACTACCTTGTGTACTGAACGTATTCTATAGATATAGGGATCTTTATCGGACATTAGAAAGGAAACTTAATACTCCCAGTATTTAGTTTAGGAATAGGAAGTTTTTCAAATGCTTTGTTGACTTGTTTCTCTACAACAGCACCAACAAATTCTTCTGGATTATCTAGAATTTTCTGTGCCTTTTGATAAGTTACATAAGCACCATAACAAAGTGCTCCACTAATTGCCAGACTCGTCGCTGACAGAATGAGTGCTAGGTTCTTCATCTTGCATCTCCAAATATACTAACCGAAGTATATAGTAAATTGTCCATGCAGTGAAGATTAATCCACAAGAAAGAATAATAACAACACCCCAAGGAAATTCAGACATCAGTATTTACCTTCTGTACAATACTCTACTTTTTTATTTGGATAATATGGATACTTTCCTTCTTGAGGTTTCATAAATCCACATCCAATCAACCAATCCATTGTCATTGGGGTTGGACGGATTTGGTCCCATAAAGGACCTTTTGCACACATCTCTAACTTTTCAGCAGTTACATTTGATTGCTCTTCTGCCCAGTTTGCATCTGCCTCCCATGGAACTGCACGACTTTGCATCATCGATTCATAAGTAAGTTTAGTCATCTTCATTAACCAAGCAGGTATCTCACTATCCTGATGTACTTGTGCCATAAATGAAGTTTGTAGTCCACCACCCATACAATCTTGAACTGTATGCCAACCTTCGTGACGAAGTGTTCCTAAAAATTCTCTTGGATCTTTAAGAAGATTTTCATTAATAAAGAAACGATTATAGTTTGGTTTGTATAATCCTACTGTTCTTGGAGTAAAATATCTTTCTGGTGCAACGTAAACAGGGACTTCAAGTTTGTTGAGAGCGTTTACGATTCTTACAATTTCTTCTCTAAATGGAGCAAAATCTTCACTCTTTAAAAACTCTGATTCTGCTGATAGTTTTTCAAGACCTTCAGTACATTCCAAAAGTATCATACAACCCATTGCTTCTACACTATATGGTCTTACTGTAGGTTGTTTTGGTTCAAGTGAATTTGCTAACGCAGGGAATGTTAAGGTTAATGATAATCCAATTGCTGTGAGGAATTTTTTCATTCATTCCACCATCCTTCTTCTTTGTGTATCCAGACTTTCAAATCTTTTACATACTTTCTCAAGATCTGGGCCTGTTCTTCATGCCAAAAATCACCCGTCTTCATAAAAAGACGGGTGTGATTATCTATTGCTTTGAGTATTTGATGGATGGGAGCATTCCAACACTCTCGTTTAGGAGTGTTCCATTCTCTTGGCATGGGTATATAAATGTGTATATTTGTTTATCACCTAGAAAATCAATCTGACATAAATTTGGTCCAACTATCATATGTCCCACAATAGTCAAAGTCACAAATTCAATCATTTTTTCTTTCCACCATTCTTTGCTTTTTTAGCAGAAGCATTTCCTTGATTTTGTTTAGAGGATCCTTTTTTTGAACCTTTGTTTTTTGATTTGCTCATCAAAGGTCTCCTCTTTGGAATGGTTTCTCCTCATCAACTTTTGCTTCAAGTGCTTCCACTCTTTCTTCTAGAGAAGAATCTCTGCTTTCAGTCTCAACTAAAGGAAGTTCTTCAGTTCTTTCTTGAACTGGTTCTTCCCAAACTGGTTCTGGTCTAGGTGGAGGAGGAGTTTCTACAAACTCCTCTCTTTTAGGTTCTGTTTTTTTATCATCGTCGTCATCACCTTTCTTCATAGTATTAATACCAAAGGTTGCAGCAGAAGCAGTGAAAACAGTTGCAATAAAAGTTGGGTCCATCTTGGAGAGCATACCAGCATAACTTGCGGTAAGTAGAGCAGCAGCCCATCCAAGAATGGCAACACGAATCACGCTATTCATACAAGTTTCCCTTTTTTTGTTATCCATCAGTCCTTGTGATGAAGTCTGTAATATTTAGGATTTTAGAACTTAAATTTAAGTTTTGCAGAAACTACAGTGTTAGAAACTCCATCATTAATTTGATGAATTCCTTCAACGATTACCATTTCCTTATAATCAACAGAAGCATTTGCCTCAATCATTCCGC